AATAAACAAGAGATAGACGAGTGGACACACATGTCCGACAAATCTAAGTGGCGAATCACCCAATTACCTAACGGATTCTACCAAACGGAGGTTTCTAACCCTAAAGATGAGGAAAATTGGCACTCTGTAACCCGTAGAGAGACTATGGAAGGTGCGGAAAGCGCTATTGATGGAAGCATCGACTATTTTTCTAAAAAACTAGAGGCTACAAAAGGCCCGAAAGTTGTAAAAACATTCTAATACAAAAAACATGGCATTTAAAATGTATGGCAAAAGCCCAATGGCGAAAGCTTTAAAAGGCAAACAGCATAACCTACCACCAGAACTAAAAGCTGAAATCAAAGCAGCGCCAGATGGTCCTATGAAAATGTACAAAACGAAAAAAAAGTAACATGGCGTTTAAAATGAAAGGCGCGCCATTCCAGGTGCATAAACCGGGGCATAAAAGTAAACCTGGTACAAGAGTGGTGGCTCAGGGGGCTGATGAAAACGACGTTAAAGCAGACGCGGAGTACAACAAGAAAACAATAAAAGAAGTGGGATTGGGTGGTACTAAAAGCTATCAAGACGGAAAGCCTACCACAAAGTCTTTAAAAGAAGTTCGAGCGGAAATATCTAAGGAACGAATGGAGCTAGTGAAGGGTGGTGCAACCGCTGCTGAGCTTAAGGCTTTTGACAAATATCAGAATAAGCGCATAAGCGAGCTATACTAGGGATAGCAACCAATTTAATTTAATTTAATACAATATGGAATACAACTTACCTAGTGAGTTGATCAAACAACTAGATTTTGGTCAAGACGCTAAAAGTAAAATAATAGCTGGCGTACAAAAGCTAGCGCAAGCCGTAAAGAGCACATTAGGCGCATCTGGAAAATGCGTTATATACGAAGATGCTCGCGGCATGCCGGTCATAACAAAAGACGGTGTAACCGTTGCTCAAAGCGTAGTCTTATATGATCCGGTTGAGAACATAGGAGCCACCTTAATTAAGGAGGCTGCGAGTAATACAGTGAAAGAAGCGGGTGATGGTACCACAACGGCTACCGTCCTCGCTGAATCACTTTTAAAAGAAGTAAACAAAGAGAAACATGCTGGTAAATCTATTAGGGAGATTAAAGAGGGTGTTGGCTCTGGTTTGGTCAAAGTTGTTGAGTATCTTGAAGAGAGTGCTATTGAAGTTGAGGGAGATATGCTTCAATCTGTTAGCTCTATTAGCTGCAACAATGATAGTTTCCTTGGAAGCGTTATTGCGGAAGCTTACGAGAAGGTAGGTAAAACAGGTGTTGTCCTCATGGAGGAGAGCGAAACAGAGGAAACGTATGTAGAGTTAGTGGATGGAGTTCAGATCGACTGCGGTTTAACGTCTCCACACTGGGTTACAAATACAGAGAAGCATATAGCTGAGTTAGATAACCCGTATGTCTTAATTGTGTCTAGTGAGATACCTAACGTACGTAAGATACAAACGGTACTAGAACATGTTATAAAGAAAGGTAGAGCGTTACTTATTGTAGCTCCAGTGGCTCAGTCAGTAAAGAGCGCTTTGCTTATGAATAAGGTTAAAGGGAATATTAAGATTAACATTGTTGACCTACCAGGATTTGGACCCACTAAGAAAGACGCTACGGAAGATCTAGCTGTATTAACTGGTGCTACTGTTATTAATGAAGAGCTAGGAGATGATTTAGATCTTATCTCTATAGAACATCTAGGAGAAGCTGAAAACGCGGTTACAGATGATAAGTCTACCGTAATAACTCTAGACGAAGTTACAGAGGAGATAACGGAGAGAGTGGCAGAGGTAAAAACTAAGATAGCTAAAGAGAAGAACGGGTTTATTAAAAAGAAGCTAGAACAAAGGTTAGCATCTTTATCTGGGTCTGTAGGTATAGTTAAAGTAGGCGCTGACTCTAAGGTTGAACTTAAAGAAAAGAAAGATAGAGCTGAAGACGCTATATACGCAACTAAAGCCGCTTTGAAAGAAGGAGTGGTATCAGGTGGTGGAGTAGCACTGTTAAATGCTTCTCAGAAAATTTTACCCCAAGGGGTAGGGGAGGAGATACTCATGCAAGCTATAAAAGCTCCGTATGCGACTATCCTGGATAACGCAGGGTTACAAGCCGGTGGTAAACTAGATGAAGGGCATGGAGTAGATGTAGTTACAGGTGTGAGTGTTGATATGGTGGAAGCTGGGATTGTAGATCCGGTGCTAGTGACTAAGTCAGCTTTAAAAAACGCGGTATCAGTGGTATCAACTATTATATCCGCAGATTGTGTAATCTCAAACGCTAGAGCAGATGAAAGCAATAAATGATTACATAGTAGTAGACGTGGAGAAAGTAGGTCCTAAAAAAGTTGGTGGCCTACTTCTTACAGAAGAACTAGACGAAACAAATAGGTATATAAAAGCTACGATTATCTCTACAGGTAATCTAGTAGAAGGCCTAAAAGATAACGATATTATATATTACGACAAACACGCTGGGCATGGTATAACCTGGGCAGATAGAATGTACCATGTAATCCGAGCAAGAGATGTAGTGTTAGTGGAGTAACTACTTCGCTAAACGTGTGATATATATATTAGACCTAAACCAGGAGCCTTAAACCTTAAACGGTAAATCATAAACAATTAATAATTAAAAATTTCAAAAATGACAAACAAATTCATTAGAATTGTGGACGCAGCGGATGACGCTTGTATGTGGCCACTAGAAAACTTACTAAATGTTCATTGCGACACGGACGCTAAAGTGAGTTTAGTATTCAAAAGCTCTAAACCGCTTAACCTAACAACTATTGGTACAACTGGGGCTGCAGCTACTAAAGCTTACGATGAGGTTATCTTCTCAGTAACCGCTGACGCTGAAGCTGCTGTAATGGCAGAGATCGTTCACCTTATTAACGCAGCTCCTCACGGTAGCGGTATCATTGATTTAGGCAACGACGTAACTAGTGTTTACCCAACGGGTATTACAGCGGTAGATTCAATCTTACTTGGAGTATCATAATATATGAGACTAACAGCGCGAGATTCACGTGATATAAGCTACCTCGCCTTCGGGTGGGGTAGTTTTTCACTAAATACAAAAAATTAAAATGAGTAAATACATTTACATCAAAACCGCAGATAATAGCGCGTATATGAATACGGCGGGTAATTTCAGGGGTGCGGTGCATTCTACTGATTTAGCTATAGATCTTTACTTTGAAGCCGCATCCTCCGTGACTGGTGGTGGTAGTTACGACAAGATTACACTAGTAACTAACTCTAACAAAGAACAAGAGGTAATGGAATCTATCGCAGCCGCTTTAACAGGTGGAGTTGCTAAAAGCATGGTAGTGATAGCCGATGATGTTGCGTCTGACTACGTTAACGCTAACATAACAGGGGTTAACGCTTTCAGTCTAGCGACCTCCTCTGCTCCAAAGGTAATACCTTTTGTTAGCATCACTGATACCTACGAGGTTCTTCCAGCACAAACTGGGACATCGTTTGTTTTAGATGGAGCTGCTGGTAAAGTTATCACAATGCCGTCAGCTGCACTTATGGGCTCTGGATTTAATTGTAAATTCATAGTAGGTACTGCGTTTGATACCAGTGATTGGGTGGTTACTTTTACAGCCGCAATTGGTGAAGGCGGTATTTACGAAAGAGTAAATGATGAAAACAGCGACCCAAGTACAACTAGCGCTACGACTATAACGTTTGAAAACGGTGCTGAAACTGTAGGTGATTTTGTTGAACTTGAGTGCGATGGTACTAAAGTGTACATCAATGGAGCCGCGACAGCTGACGCCGCTATTTCATTCGCATAACACATGAGATTAACAGCGCAAGATTTGCGTGATATGAATATCCTTAAGTACTACAGGCTCACTAGAAAGTGGGCCTGTAAGACTTATGGGTTAACAGATGCCGATCTAGAGTTATTGATATATCTAGATCATAAGGGTAGATTTACCCGAAACGAATTTATCGAGGGTGCTTACACATATTCTTGGGATAAGAAAAGGTGGGAGAAACTACGATCAGCTGGATGGATAGAGGTCTGGAGACATAGAAATAGAACTAGTATAAAGTTCTCTGTGTTTAAGACTTCTTTCAAATGCTCACAGCTAGTTAGTAGGATATATCGTATCTTACTAGGCGAAGAGGATCTACCAACCTCAGAGCGAAGTATATTTTTCAATAACAAGTCGTATACAGATAAGGTCTATAATAAGTCCATAGATGATATGATACGAGATAAAGATAGATAATGGCTTTTAAACTTGGAAATAAACCTTTACCTGGTATTGCTCGAGAGGGTAATATCAATAAGAAACATAAGTTTAAAGTAGAGAGAACTAATCTAGAGGATGGTGTTCTTGGAGAGGCTAAGATGGATGGGAGTATACAGGTAGACAACAGCGTTGAACCTGGTAGCGAGCAAGAGAAGAAAGTTATAGCTCACGAAAGTGTTCACGCCGAAGAGATAGATAGCGGTAAGATAGAGTATGGAGACGACTACGTGAGAGATGGGAATAGCACTTTCCACAGGAAAGATGGTAAGATAAAGTATAACGGCAAGTGGCATGAAGAAGGGAGCGGCGTGTTCCCATGGGAGAAGCGAGCCATGAAAGCAGAGAATAATGTTTGAAATATTTAAAGACACAAACGAATGGAACGAAAAAGCAATAGTTGGGTTTGTAGCCTTTGCTATCATGGTTCTAGTAATGATTGTGGATACTGTATCTGGAGCAATCGGTAAAGATTTAGTGATTAATGAATTTGTGTACAACTCTTTTGTATGGGTGGTTTTAGGATCATTTGGTATTAGTGGTGTAGAAAAATTCGCAAAGAAATAAGATATGGCATTTAAAATGAACGGCTACTCAGCCTACGACAAGCGAGACACAACTTTTAAGAAAGATGGATTACCTGAAGGATTTTACAGCGCATACGGTAGTGCCGATAAAACCAATGCTAGTGGAGCCTCTTTAAACGAGCAAGCCACCAAAGCAGCTTCTGTTAAAGCTGGTAAATTTGTAGCTGTATATAGATAGCATGGGTGTTCTAGGTAAGATATTTTCTGGTGGTGCAGCTGAGCTCGTTAAGGGCGTAGGCGGAGTACTGGATAACCTTACTACATCGAAAGATGAAAAGCTAGAGGCGGAAAGGAAAATAAAAGAATTAGTAGCCAACTACGAAATCGAGATGGAGAAGAATATCACTTCTCGATGGGAGGCAGATTTAAAATCTGACTCATGGCTTTCTAAGAACGTAAGACCCGTAGTTCTTATATTCTTAATAGTATGCACGATGCTATTGATCTTTATTGATGCTGGTGCGATAAATTTTGAAGTCAAATCCTCTTGGGTTGACTTACTACAATTAGTATTAATAACTGTGATCGGTGCATACTTCGGTGGTAGATCACTAGAAAAAGTAAAAAAATAAAATGGGAATTAATTCAACAGAAGTCTCATATGGCTTCGGACAACTAGGCAGCGCTTATTGTGACGCGGCTTCAGCCGTAACACCTCCTCCTGGAAAAGTTATAATAGCGGTATACTTTATACAAGACAACACGCCAACAGCTTTGGTAGCTGAAGATCCAGCTATGTTTTTTAATACAGTACAAACAGCTCACGAGCAAGATCACTCGGATACTAACGCTAGTGATCACGGTGATGGTGGTTTACAACTTGGTGGCGCTAAGTTTAAAGGTGGTTCTACTATATTTGGTAGATGGACCAGTATCACTCCAGAAGCAGATGATGACGGTGGCGTAATCTGTTATTTCGGAGAATAATGTTAGGATTAGGTGGTAGCTTAACAAGCGGGGTCTATGTAGAGGGCGATACTCTGATGTCAAGCTATACTAGTGATTTCACTTCTGACGCAGACAGTTGGAGTAATTTTAGTGTTGAAGGAGATCCAGGATTAACTCTTGCAGCTGGACAAAACGCACCAGGGGAGTCTAGTAACGATTGGTTAAAAGGCACGTATGACACTAATCAAACTGGTAGTTCAGGTATTACGCGAGGAAATACTTTTGTAGCAGATAGAGCTATAGGAGATTACGCAATTATCTCTTATAAAATATACTTCGTAGACGATAACGGAAAATGGACTGGAAGTGATACAGATGTAAAATTTAATTTTTTTGTATTTAGTAAAAATAATCTTTTTACCGTAGATATGGATGAAACTGTAAGTACCGCTAATTATAAAACAACACCAGCCACGAGTAATTATTATTCAAGAAGTCCTGTTGTGATATTCTCTACCGTTGAAGATTACCCACTAGATGGAGCGGTATTTTATATAAAAGATATTAATATAAAGGTATATAGACCTGCTTAAAAATAACAATTTAATTTAATACAATATAATTATGGGTAAAAAGAAAAACAAGGTCGTAGACCTAAAGCCAGAGGCAATCTCTAAGGATCAACTAGAGAGAGTACAGAACATCGTTGGCGCTGTAAACAAGCTACACGCAGATATCGGAAAGATAGAGGCTCAAAAGCATAATTTACTACATACGCTAGCTCAGGGTAACGATCAACTTAACGAAGTTCAAGAGGAAATTCGCAAAGAGTATGGTGAGGTGAATATAAACATCCAGGACGGAACTATCGAATACAAAGATGAGCCATCTGATTCGTAAGATTACGATAGGTAAAGACTACAAGAATGACTCCATGCACTATGCCGTAGGGCAAGAAGTGTATGGAGGTCATACTATTTGTGATATACTAGAAGAAGAGGATAAGTACTCTATCTATATACGCAAAGACAAAGCGGTCATACCTTGGAAAGATTTTAACAAGAACATGGCTATATCTGTTGAGTATAACTTACAGTACTAATGCACTCAGTTTACAACTATGTTGTAGAACCATTAGGTGAAAGGTATAACAACAGTAAAAAAGTTGGAGACAAAGAGTTAATATTAAACACTGAGGTTTTTAATCATCAGCACGTAAACAGAGAAGCTAGAATCTTATCTGTACCTAGTGCTGGAGCTCCTTTGAATCCTAAAGTGGGTGATATAGTAACATTACATCATAACGTCTTTAGAAGGTGGCACGACGTAAAAGGTAAAGAAAGAAACAGTAGATCTTTCCTTGAGGAAAATAAGTACTTAGTTTCTCCAGATCAGATTTTTTTGTATAAAAGGGATAAGGGTTGGATCTGTCCGAAAGGGTATTGCTTTGTAAAACCTGTTAAGTCTGTAAGTGACTATGATATGGAAGAAGAGAGACCTTTAGTGGGTATCGTAAAATACTCAGATGGAACTGTTTTCAAAGGGGACTTAGTTGGGTTTAGACCTAGCAGTGAATTTGAGTTTGTGGTGGATGGTCAGAGGATGTACCGAGTTTTATCTAATTTTATTACAATTAAATATGAATATCAAGGAGACGAAGAAGAGTATAATCCAAGCTGGGCAAATAGCCGTTGAAGAGTTGATCAAGGTAGCTAAAGAAGCTATCGTAGATTCTGGTGATGATATCACTGCAGATAGACTCAAGAACGCCGCTGCCACAAAGAAGCTTGCTATCTTCGATGCCTTTGAGATATTGACCAGAATCCAAGAAGAGGAGAACTTACTTGAGGGCCGAGAGCCTGAGGAAAAGAAAGCTAACGTCTTTAAGGGTTTTGCTGAAGGAAGATCTAAGTAATGTACGAACAGACATTATTAAAAATAATAGAGCCTATAAAGAAAACCACTCTTACCAGGTTAAACAGAGGTAAGAAGTGGAAGTATGGTTACGATAAAGATCACGATATAGTGGTTTTATCTAAGACTGGTGTTATAGGTGAGATATATGATATACAGGGTTTTAAGATAGCTTTACCTAAACCTACTAAAGTTTTCAAGCACGAAAACAATAAATGGGGTAAGATAGAGACGCCTAAGGAATTAAGCCGTTTAAAAACTATATTCGACTGGAGAAGCTATCCAGACGAACAAAAAGAGAAGTGGCATGACTATATAGACGAAGAGTTCAGACGTAGGGACGAAGGGTTCTGGTTTACTAATAATGGTAAACCGACGTACATAACTGGTAGTCACTATATGTACCTTCAATGGAGTAAAATCGACGTGGGTGCACCAGACTTTAGAGAGGCCAATCGGCTATTCTTTATATTCTGGGAAGCCTGCAAGGCAGATAAGAGATGCTATGGAATGTGCTACCTTAAGAACCGTCGTTCAGGTTTTTCTTTTATGTCCTCTGCAGAAACAGTTAACTTAGCCACTATA